GATCGAGATATGCACTCCACAATCCTGCGATTCTTTGGTGGTTGTAGTATGGGTGTCCATAGACACTTCCACGCTGTTGGATCGTAGTAATGACTTCATTTAATAGATCCTCAGTTTTTGTCATAATCAAACACAGCTCTAGATCTTAGTTTCTCAATCTTCTGATTATGCTCGATAGATGCTTTCCAGCCAGCTGATCTACCAACCCAATAGCCACGTTCAAACGCTCTACTTTGGATTTTCCAATAAGCCAGTACCAACACTATTAGCCCTAGCATGATCCAAAAAAATATCAGACCATCCTGTCTAGCTTCTAGCCATATATTATTCATTTGTAGCCCTACCTTCTATGCACACGCTTTGTGGCATGTCAATAGTGTGACACCTGTGTACGACTTTGTGGATGATTTAGGGCTTAATTTTGATAACGATTTGATAACGTTATTTGTAGAGTTTGCCCTCGAATATGAAGCTGCCATCTGCATTAATAGGGATGGTTATAACCTGAACCTTACGCTCATGCACGTAAGCCACAGCGAAGCCTTGTTGCCAGTTAGCATAGCCCCTTGTATAAGCCATGCCTGAACTGCTTAAATCTACTAAATTACCAACCTCAACACCCCATACAGTACGCCCTAATTGGCCTCTAGATGCCTCTGTAAAGGCCGATTGCCCTAGTCTATGAGTGTGCCCACAGACAACGCTTTTACCTAGCCTTCTAGCCCCGTTTAAGGCTGTTTGCCCAGGTACTTGGCTAAGAGGGAAAGAGTCACCATGAACGGCTGTCCAACCTGTTGCCCAGTCAAGCCCGTAAGGGTGGAATTTGATTTGGAGTTTGTCATATCCCATAAAACGCTCATACTGCATTTCGGGTAGGTTGAGGAAAGATGGTAGTCGCTTTTTGATTGATCGATAAAGTCTGATTCCATGATTACTTCCTAGTACATCTGTTACGCCTAAATATGTTAAAACTTCCTGTGTTTGTTTTCTATCATCATTTATATTGCCAACCATCTCATCTATCGTACCTGCGTTAAAACCACCTAGCTGTGGTAAATCAATTTCATCACCAATGCATATAGTCTGGTGTGGATTCCATTTAACCAGGAAGCGACCAACAGATTTAACAGACTTCTCATTAAAAAAAGGTACTTGCAGATCTGATACAAACGCAATGCGCTTAATTATCATCCTCATCTTCGTAGGGGTCATGGTCTGGATTAACTGGATCAAAGTCTGGACTGGTTGGTGCTATCCAGTCTGGGAATACGTTTTTATCGCACATCCCCAGAGCTTGATCTACTGGAAAACCTGCACGTCTTAGGCTTAAATAAAACTCACGCAACGATATGGCATAGGTATCTAACTTAGTATTAATCTGCTCATGGGTATATTTACCCTTGCGCTTATTAATCTTCTTGCGCTTGCGTGCGGTAGCCATATTGCTATTGTCGCTTACTTATGATAATGAATAGATCATCGACACGCTGTTCTAATCTAGTTAATTGATCCTTCATGCTAGAGCCACCATTAGGTCGCAGCTCGTTTAGCCAACCTTTAACTAGGAAACGTAATCCTATTAGCCCGCCTGATAGCACGGCCATAACGCCAGCGCCAAAGCCAGCCCATTCCGTTGGACTCATTTTTCATCTGCACCGATGCCATAAGCTGTATCGGATTTATCTAGAGCCCTAGCTGCTGGACCAGCCAAAGCTGCAATTACTACAGACAATGCTGGATCTAAACCTAATTCATTACTTGCTAAAAATGTTAAGAAAGATACTAATACCCCACGTGCATAGGATTTTAGTATTGCTTTTTGTTTATCTGATATCTTCATATTTTTCCCCCTAGTAGTGGTATATCAAACGCCCTGCCGTCTTTATCGCCTGCCTTTGTAAAGCTAATATGTACATGTTTATAATGCTTGTTAAAACCCTTATAGGTGCGCCACTTATAATTAAGAATCCTGCTCGCTATTTTGCCATTATGAATTACGTAAGATATGCGTTTATCGGTTTTAGCACAGATCCTGATTTGGTCAGCCAGATATATCGAGAGCTGTTCTGATGAATCCAGACGAGAATCAACATCAATGGCTCTGACAATTCCCTGTGCGCCCCTGTCTGGATTATGATCCGATTTGCTGGCACTATGACGAGCATCACCAATCCACCCATCACTGGTAGTGCGGCGATCTGGATACCAGGTATCAATCTGATCTCTTAACTGCACTCCAGCTTTGCATAACCAGGGTTTCATTAGCCAAGTTTTAATTCAGGTAATTTAGCATTAGCAAAATCTTTAGCATTTGGTAAATCTCTCAACGCTTGGCGATATGTTGCATATGCAATAGCATCAACTGGCGCATCTGGTAATTGTGTCCAGTCAGTTGCTGTTAATTCATCCTTGCGCCAATTCCGAAAACGCTCTAGCAAATACTCTAATGGCGGTGTGTCTTTTTCGTATTCGGCTCTAAACATTTGATTTATTTTCATTTTTTATGCCTTCCTATAAACGACAAAACCTTCAATAACATCATCTGTTCCTACTGTGCCAGTAAAATCCGCTGCACCAAATCTGCCTGTGTTAGTTGAATTCATAGCACTAAATGCTAGTGATGTTCCACCAGTAAAAAATGGTGCAAGCCTCCACTCTTGGTTTGCTGAATTATCCTTAAATGCAGCAACACCCGAAACAATTTCATGATTGCCACCGTCTGCGCCTGTTGGTATGCCAGTCAATGTGACACCAATTTGATTTCCACCTGTTCCGCTTCCCGTAGCAGTCATTTTCCAATAAGCATAAATAAAATTGGAAACTTCAATGTAGCCTGAAAAATTGTTTGTATTAGTAACGGTGCTGTTTTGTGTCCATGAAGGTGTTATTGCAACATTTGAAAATGTTGCTGATGGTGTAGCCCACTTTAATCCAGTTGCCTCTGCGCTATCGGCAGTAAGGACTGTGTTATTTGCACCCACGCCAAGCCTTGCATCACTTGTGCTAAACGTATAAAGATCACCTTTAGTAGTTAATGGTGATACTGCACCTGCCTGAATATAATCATAAAATATAGCTGTGCCTGTTGCAGTAAAGTATAAAATACCTGCATCATTTTGTGGCAGAATTAAACTGCCTGCTGTAGCAACTGTGGCTGTGCCAGCAGTAACTGTACAAGCGCCAGCACCTAGATTTTGAATAAATACTGTATCGCCTGCTGCAAATAAACCTGTATTAACAGTTATTGTCGTTGCACCTGCTGCGTTCATCGCAACAGTAGTACCTGCATCGGCTGCAACTAAAACATAACTTGCAGTTTTAGCAGTAGCAGGGCCGCCGCCCATAGCCGTTTCTTGAAGGCTAGTCATCTGGGCTGCGGTAAGAACCTGCCCAGTGGTAAAAGTCTGTTTTGCCATTTTTACTCCTTAGTAACTTAGGACATTATAGTCTAAAGTGCCATAAATCGTATCATTTAGGATAAATGCGTCTATGATCGGCTCTAATGTCGTGAACGTAGTTTTCCAACTATTTGGTGTAATGGTCATACCAACACCAAAAATCTGTAGGGTCTTTTCTAAGGTAGATCCACCTGGCTGGGTAGTTAGCACAGAAATAGGATCAAAAAAATCTAGTCCTAAAGCTGCCAGAATTCCAGAATTATAATTAGGCGCATATAAGTCTAATACAATTGAATCTACTCGAATCTCGGTTTCAGCTCTACTAGCCACGTAAGCTTGTGCATACTCTAGGGCTACAGCATCTGATTGCATTAGCAAATTATCTAAGAAATATGAGTGCAGGAAATACTTGTCAATGCTGGCCTGATCTAAAGCAACTTGGGCTGTGCCACCCACTCTAGTAATTGTGGCTTTGTTAAATACCAGCACATCATTTAATATCCATGATGCATCCATATATTCAATACCTGTGCCGTCATCCGCAAACGCTGTAGGTGTGCCACCTATTGATCCAGCCGTAACAGCTCTATCTTGAAATACAAACGATCCTGCCGCATCTACATATACTGCGCCATACTCTGATTCACCAACAGTTATTAACGCTTGCAGCGCTGTTCTATTTGTATCAGGGTCAGCCTGTAGTGTGGTTAACCCTGGGTCAACATCACGCATAGATGATGGCCAATCAATTTCATCTAATATCTGATTAACTCTAGTGCCAGATAAATCTCCAGCAGTTGCCCCTGTAATAGTTTTAATCTGAGCATTTTGCGCTAATCTAAATGCATCTACAGCTTGTATAGTTGTATAAGTTACATCCTCTGATTCTCTAGGATAAGTAGTAACATAACTTGTAATAAAACCAGAAAAAATATCGTAGTTATTGCCAGCGTAGGTAGCAGTTATCTGTACCTTTTTCATAGGTGTTAAAAGTCCTGCGTACGGCCCTGTTACGTTCTGTGGGTTAAAGTCACCATTTTGATCTACTATGCGCAAGGTCATTGTGCCAGTTTGGAATTGATCTGATAGAGCAGTACGGCCTCGTCTAGTTTCAATACGATTAATTTGATTAGATACATCTACAATTACAGCTAGTGAATCTGCTAAAACATTTGTATCTAAAATGCCAGTATCTAAAATCATTGCCTGAGCAAAACTTGGCCCAGTGCTAAAGTTAATAATTGCATTTACTACTGGTACTGTCATTATGGTATAGCACCTATAGGGGATGTGCTTAAACCTGTCTTAGTAGCAGATTGAATACTCTCGGCTATTAACTGAGTAAACCTATCACTTGTATTAGCAGTATCTATAGTTAATGTAATTTGTTGTTGCTTAGCGAAATAAGCATCTGCCTGGGCTTGGTATCTAGCACTCATTGAATCCATTATGTATTGAGATTGTTGTACTGTCGCTGGCTTTAACAGATCAGCTAAAATAGCAGAATTAGTAAATTGTTGCTGTGGGTTAATTGCACCACTAGGAATCTTTCCCAATGGAGTAGGAGTAAAAGTAGGAGTGCCGAGATTTGTTGCGCCACCAACAAAGGCTTGATATTGAGCTTCTAATCTACCAGATTGATGAGCCAATGCCGATGCTTCTTGTTTGCTCAAACCCATAGCCGTAAATTCAGTAAATAACTTGTTAATCATTGTACTGATTTTATCGGTTGATGCTATTAGTTCATCTGTAAATTTCTTTGCTGCATTTGCAGCATCCATTTCAGCCAATATCTTCTTAGCCAAAGCATCATTGTTATCTAATATGGCTAGCTGTGCTCTTAGGCGTAGTTTAGTTTCGTCATCTGTTGCAACGTTTAACGCTTGGGTTAAGCCTATGCGCTCTAGATCAAACTTCTTTTTTAGTTCTTCTACGTTCTTGCTTTCTAATTTATTCTTTTGATTAATTATGTCAAATTCTTTTTTACGTGCATTTAATAATTGTTTGGCGATCTTAACATCTGGAATACCAGAATACCCACCAACATTTGGCTGTGTTGTAGTTCTTGGTCGGGTTAATGCGTTACCTGCGGCATTTAACCCAATAAGCCCCATAGCCCCTACTACTGCTTGTGGCTTTCTACTTAAAACAGCTAAGGCTAATAATCCTGCTTGGAATTGTGGGTTATCTACCAGATCATCAAACTTCTTAATTAACTTTGCCATTTCAACAATAGCATATGCAATGTTGTCGCCTAAGTTTTCAAAGTCATCAGCAAGGCTAGATATTGATTCATCTTTACTTAATATTATTAGCGCATCAACTAATCCTGTGCCAATAGATTTAGTAGCTTCATCAACACCTTTTTTAAGCACATCCATCTTGCCAGCATAAGTATCTAATCTAGCGAGAGATTGACCAGCAAATCTTTTTTCCAGTGCAGCCATGATTTTATTCATGTCACCAGTTGCAATTATGCTTTGATCTATACCTGTGTTAAGACCTTTGATCGCTTTAGTTTGGCCTCTAATGCCAGCTGAAATAGCGTTTACTACTGTGCTAAGGCTTTCACCTGTGCCAGCGCTTATGTTTAATGCAGCCTCTAAAGATCTTTGTGCTAACTCAACAGAACCAGTAAGGTTCAAAAACGTTTGAAATGGCCCTCGTAAGTCATCTAATATGCCTAAAGTTTTCTCTAAACTCTTTATGTAGGCTTCTACCTCAGTTACCCTAAATGCATTGCCGGTATTTTCTAGCTGTAACTGTAGGCGCTTGGCTGCGGCTTGATCGTCTGAAAAAGCCTTAATTGCTTTTTTGCTAAATGATACTAATGCTGCGGCGCTAAAAGTTATGCCAAAAGTTTTACCTAATTGTTTTATTTGCTTGTCAAATACTCCAACATCTTGCTTAGCCTTTTTGAGAGCCTTACCATTCCAGGTGGCTAAAGCGGATACAACTACATTGGCCATTATGCAGCCCTCTTAACTTCCGTAGATGAGTTAAAGAAATCAGCAGTTTTATTAATTGCCTTTAGTATTGCATCATAAACTTTAGGGCTTTCTTTAGCAAATGCTTTATAAATTAAACGGCCCTTAGTCTTTTTGCCACCACTTCTAACGCCTTTAATTTTAGGCTGTGATGTTAACTCTGGTAGGTCTGTAACAAACTGATAGCCAGCAAAAGGGTTATTAGAATTATATGCAGCTGTAGATCTACTTCTACTCTTTCTGCTACCAGATTGCTTAAATGCCATAGTGCCGCCACCTTCGTAAACAGATGTGAATGGTGCTCGACCTTGTGGGTTTAATCGACCAGCGGTTTCATAAATACGACCAGCTGCGTTAATATTGTAAACATAATTCTCTACTTGAAATCCGTTTTTGAATTGGCGGTTTTTGCCCTCTTTGTATCCGATGCCGCCTCTAACGTTATTAGAATCGTATTTTGGAAATGGCCTATAATCTATATCAGATGAAATAGGTTTAGACCATCCCGACAACACTTCGCCATTATTAGGCACATACGATTTGGCTAAAGATTCTACGCCACGCATTAAAGGTGTAATGGCAATGCGAATACGATTGTACATATCCTCATCAACAAAACTTAAACCTTTTTGGATATCATCTACGCCTATTACCTCTATTGGCATTTTTGATCTCCTTAGCTCTATCGTTCAACACTTGCACTATTGCGGCAAGCATTTCAGAATCCATCTCTATAAATTCTCTAGGCGGTATTCCAAGTTCTACAGATAGTCTGGCTATCGTGTAGAGGATTGAACTCCGCTCTATTATTTTTTTTCTTCGTCAAGTACCTCGACAGTTTCTAAGCTGTCTATAAACTCTGCGCCAAATAAAGATACTTGTGCGCCAGACCTGCGTAAGCACTCCCAAGCTAACCAATAAATATGAGTTTGCTGTTCATGCTCACGCAAAATCTTGCTAATACCTGCGCCCCACTTTAACTCAAAGCTATATTCAATTCCTGGCGTTATTTTGTGTTCTGTGACTTCGCCATTAGCCCTAGTAATTTTAAGCTTTGCCATTGTTACTCCTTAATTAGAACGGTACCGAAGGTGATACTGTTACTGCGGAGTTTAGCGTAAATGTAATACTAGATGTAGCAATTTCAGCGACTCCAGCCTGACCCAGTGGGGTTAGATTGTTGACCAAAATTGAAAATTGATAGGTAGGATTTGCAGCTGATACAGTAGTGCCTTTAACAGTAATTACTGACACTGACAATGTTTGTCCAAATGCAGCATTTAGTGTTTGCATTACATCGGCTGAATCCCAGTCATTGAGAAAGTCGATAGAAAATGTGCCAGATGACAAACCCTGGGTGAATCGGTGTGCAGAATCTCCCATTGTTGTAATTTCTAGCTCATCCACGATTTGATTGATAACAGCGCTAGTTACAACATCGCTAATATCAACTGATGGTGTAGTAGGCGCAGCGGCAGTAGCCAGTTTAACGCCTACTTTATTGTTTAGATATATGGCCATTGTTATTCCTCATCTTTCTTGGTTTGTGTTACTTTTTCTTTAGGTGTTTCTTTTATTTGGCCTATCTTAATTAAGAAGGCTAAATCTTGTGCATCACTCATGTTAACTCCAGCTCGTTAGGATTGATAGTGTTATTTCTGATGTTAGTAAATCTCCACTCGCCGCACTTGTAATAGCTGGAGCGGAAACGCTTGATATGTTATAAACCAGGGTTGATGCCGCTAGTTTAGTTACTACTGCCACGATAAAATCTTCTATGCCTTTTAGGTTGCCTTGATTGTCAAATGCAGGTGTAGTTATTAAAATCTTAAAATTAGCCAATGGTGCAATGCTTGTCTGGCTGTTATTGCTTGGCACAATATAAGGATCGGTAGGGGTAATTACTACACTATTGGCGAGGAGAGTACTTGGGGGAAAACTAAAAGTATTCCATACACCAGCGTTTGTTAAGGCTGTTGCGAGTGTGCCTCGAAGTGTTGTTATGGCGGCCATTAGCCCACCAATGTTGCAGGACTTGCATACGGCTGGATGAGGCCCCTGATTCTATTGACCAGTTGGAAACCGAGCCTATATGGGCTCGCACTGACCCCATCCATACCGACCCCGCCTGTCTGGCTAACTTGTCTAGCTTGCCAGATGTCAACAGCCACGATCATCGCAGCTTCCCGAATGGCTGGGGTTGTCGCATAAGTCTGGGTTTTGTGCTCTGGTCCTCTAGCGTTTCCGTAAGGGACTACTTTGTGAAATTTTTGATCTGCAGCTGTTACTGCAAATTGTACAAATGAATAACCATTAGGATAATTTACATTACCCCAGTTGTACATAAATAATGGGATTACGCTTGTAGTGCCTGTGCTTGGCGGAATAGTGCCAGTGATTGTGTGAGTACCGTTAAATGGTGTGCCACAGGCGGTTACAGTAATTTGTTGAGTTGCTACAAATGCGTTTGGATTAGCCAACATTAATGTTGCTACGTTATCCTGAACTGCTGTGCCCACTACTGGGGCATCGTTATGCCATAAGTATTCGCTAATTAAATCTTCTGCTGTTTGACAAACTTCTTCTACTGTTGCATCGGAGTAGAGAGACCCAATTCCGAGATTCGCTCGCAATTCCGCTGTTGTAACAAACGTGGCTGGCATCTCTACTCCTTTGCTAATAGCTCTCTGGGGCTAGGGCTACTAAACCCCAGAGATTACTTGATTGATTAACGGATTTATCAGGTCTTCTTGTACTTTAAAATTCCGTTAGGCATCTTGGCAATTGTTGCCATGTAGCCGTAAATTGCTACCTGTACTTGTAGGTTTGATACTACGTTAACAGACATAAATGCCTGAGGTGAGCGATAAACAGTGAAAGCCTCTGGTGCAAGGATAATCGCTGAATCATCATCAAATGTAGTAGCTGAGAAGTTCTTGTCTACATATAGATCAAGTCCTAATACGTTACCACGGATAGATGTTGGATTAACTTGTCCGCCTGCGTTCATTGGTTGTAGCGCATTAAATACTGGGCGCTTTGTTGTATCTTGCGCACCAATTAATGCACCCCATTGTGCTGGGTTAGCAATGTAGTTCTGTGCGAAGTAACCAGTGTTTGAATAAATAGTACGTGCACCTTCAGTTGTAAATGCGACGATTCCATCTAGATCGGCAGATGTGTTTGTGCCGTTCATACCAGCTGCAAGTAACGCATTTAATACAGTTGTATCAATTGTCTTTAAGTATGCATACTCTAATTGCTTTGTAAGTTCTGCATAGAAGTTAGGATCTGAACGCTCTAGTAATTCTACTGAGAGTGTGTTCATACCTGAGTACTTAGATACCGTACCTGTTAGGTAAGCAGTTTCCATGCCTGTATTTTGTACTGCGCCAGCTTCTGCTTCAACAGTTACTACTGGTGCTACACCTGTGCCGCCACCTGAAGAAGTTACCAAAGATGGTACGTTAATTGTCATACCTGATGCTGGCAGTGTGCCTTGTGAACATGCATCAATTGCTGGTGTACCAAAACGTGTGTTTGTTACAAACTCGCTTAGGTATTGTGTTGGATTAAATGCTGGGTTAGTTGAGAATGAATCATCAGCTGCAGCTATGTACAGTTTTGAATCATCATTACCTAGAGCAGCCTTAATTTTGTGCTCTGTGTATGCAGCCATAGAAGTAATTGGCGTACGTACTGTTGTCTGAATTAATGGTGCTGTAATTACTGGGCGAGCAGCTTCTACTGTAGGAGTAGCAGCCTCTGCCTTTGCTTCTTGTGGCGCTGTTGCTAAATCTTCCACAGGAGCCTCGCTTTCTGTTGTTTGGTTTGTGTCCTCTGCTTCGTTTTCACTAGCAGCAACTTTAGTTACTTGCGCAGCTGTAAACGCTGGGCTTTCTACCAGGCTAACCTCTCTTAGTGTTGCACTGGTTACATATAAATAATCTTTTTTCTGTACAGACTTGTTTACGTCTACACCAACAGATAAACCATCAATTAATTGCTCGCCAGCAAGGATTAAAGCATCTTGACCTTGCATAGATGCACTAATCTTAAATGAAGCGTAGATACCATCTTCTGCTTGATTAAATTTTTGCATGCGACCTATTGGGCGCTCTGGTGAATGTTGCATAAGCATCTTAACCTTGCCTGGATCGCCTATCTCTATTGAGCCTTTAGCGAATACGACCTTACCTACGGAAGTATTGCCTACCTCTTCAAAAGGTACGATCTTGCCAGCAATAACTCTGCGCTCTGTATCGGCAGCTTCTACGTGGCTACTGAATGTAAGTTTCATCTTCTGTTTCTCTTCCGTTAGGTGTCATT